TATTTCTCTTTGTTCTTTTGTTTTGCCATTTCCATTCCAATTCTCATAGCTGAGAGAATAGAATCTATTGCTTCTGGGGATGCTGGATCGCCATCAAACATCAGGCCGTCTTGTTTAAGCAATGCTTCTGTATCATTCAAAATCGCTTCTATTTGTTTGGAATCTCTTTTTGTAAGAGAAGTATTGCCAGTTGCTTTTTGACTTTCCGGCTCTTTTCCTGTTTGTAAATACTCAACTGATACGCCAAAATAGTCGGCGATTTTTTGCATTTTATCAATTTTAGGAGTACTTAGTCCACGTTTCCAATCGCTTAGAGTTGACTGCGAAACTCCTGTTTCCTTACTCACCTTATAAGGAGTTACTCCGTTTTTCTGTAGTAATTCACTAAAAACCTCATACATAATTTGTTCACCTTTCATAAAAATAAACAATACTAAAGAAAACCGATAAAAAGTAATTGACTAAATCGGATTCACGTAGTAATATATGAGCATACACAAGAAAACCGTTGTAGTTTTCGGTGTATATGCTACGAACTGTTTATATATTTTGCTTGACAACCGAAGTATATCACATTTCCGTAGTAATTGCAACAACTCAATATGTGAAAGGTGGTGTGAAAATGTACCAAAGATTTTTAGAACTATTGTACAAAACAAACAAAACTCCGTATCGTGTGTCAAAAGATACAGGAATATCGCAATCTGCATTATCCGACTGGAAAACAGGTAGAAGCAAACCGAAAGCAGATAAGCTAAAAGTCTTAGCAGATTACTTCAACGTATCGGTTGAGTATTTCTTAGAGTAGGCATGATCGTCAAAAAGGAGGTAAGCTTCATGATCATAACAATAACGATAGTGATAGATATTATTACTTTAGTAGTACAGTTTTTAACTTTTTTTCAGTATATAAATACGGAAAAAAAGTTAAAAAAAATGAAGAGAAAGATAACAAAAAATCCTCCCTGGAATTAGAGAGGATTTAAGGATTCATGGATTTAACTTTGAGAATTTTTAAGATAAGAATCTATAAAATCATTTAGAGTCGATTTATTTTTTGCTAAATAAGAATTTATAGAATTTACTAGTTGGTAAATAACTGCTTGAGAACAAGAAAGTTTTGAAATTTCATTATTGCTTTCTTGCTGTAGATAAACTGAATAATTCTTTACACGGGAACCATCGCGACCGGATTCTATTTGTTTTAAAACAATATAAATATTAGCGGAATCAATATGAGAAAAAAAGGAATTCTCAAAATCAATTGTGCAATATTCATTGTTAAAAAATACGATTCCAAGCTCGGGGTTAGAAGAAAAATCTAATTTATTGAAAGATGTAGCGCGTTTCCAGCAAATTTCGGAATTGATAGTCTGAGATGATAATTTTTCGATGAAAGATTCATTTTTATTTATTTCCATATTTAAATCTCCTTATCAATGCTATTTTTTAAAGTTATAAGTTTGAGGGCAATTTCATTCCACTTAAAATTGTCACGTTTTAAATATTTCTGCAAAGAAGTTAATGCTTTTCGTGTTTTCCAAGAAAGGTTAGTATACCTAGATTCTACATCAGTTAACGATTGGGTTATTCCATTATATAAGGTGGATTCGGTATCACTTTCTTGCAACTGGTCACTATTTATAGAACGAACGAACCCCTCTAGCTGATTAAGTATTTCTGTTTTATGAACGTGAAAATCTTCAAGTTCGTTAAGAGATTTGATTTTTTTATTAACTCTACTGGCTGCTATAAATGTCAATATCGTAATAAAAAAACCAAAGATACTAATGATAAAGCCGATATATTGCAAAAAAAGTGGCATATAATTCCCCCATTCTCATGAAATAATAAATATATTTTACCATGATGAGATTTTATTTACAATCATCAAAAACAGAAAGGAGACTCAATGAACGAATTAAAAATTTTTAATAATGAAGAGTTCGGCAAAATTCGAACAGTAACAATTGACAATGAACCGTGGTTTGTTGGGAAAGATGTAGCAGAAGCATTGGGGTATGTCAAAGCAAGAAATGCCATTGCAAATCATGTGGAAGAAGATGACAAAAAGGATGCCCCAATTCAGGGCGGCCTTGGTGGCACTCAATCGATGACGATCATCAACGAATCAGGTCTTTATGCCCTTATCTTCGGTAGCAAGTTGGAATCCGCAAAAGAATTCAAACACTGGGTGACATCCGAAGTTCTTCCAGCACTCAGAAAGACGGGCTCTTATGAAATGCCAAAGAAGAAGCAAAACAACGAACGTCTCGCCAGTGTCAACAATGCTGTGAAGATTTTAACGCCGATGCTCCAAGCAGCAGGATGCAACAGTAAAATCCAGCTCCTGACCGCAAAATCACTTTATGAGAAAGCAGGAGTAAATCTTCCAATCACGATAGAAGCGGATCAGCAGTATGTAGATACGGTACATATCGCAAGGCAGGCAAGACTTTACTTTCAGAGTTCCGGCAAACCAGCAGACAAAGCTGTGAACGAGATTATTCGCAGGTTGGATTTGTCAGAAGATATGTACACGGAAACATGGGAATCCAAGGGAAAGTGGCAAGGAACTGTAAGAAAGTATGTGCCGGAAGTGATCGGGATGGTAAAGCAGTGGTACGCCGACAATGGATATCCGAGAGAAATCTCATACACACAGTGCGATGGGCAGACAAAGAAATATCATGTAATCGTCAGAGAGTCCGATGCCAATTAAAAACGTAGGACAACATACGCATGACAATCAACCTGCATACGGTAAAGAGGGGTGGTGAAATGAAAGGAATCGAAGTAGTAAGCATGATCAAAATCAATGGCTCATGGGTGAATCAAGATGAGTTAAGTAAAGAAGAGCTTTCTCGGATCTTAGAAAGCAAATTAGATGAAACGATGAAAAATATAGGATTCGAAAGAAGAAAAACCGCCTAGGCGGTAGATGGGAGGACAAGCTATGAAAGTTAAAGGAACTTACCATTGCCAGACTACTCAGCAGCCCAACACATTAAACAGTTGGGATATCCGCTCCGTATCTGTTGAGTTACCGGAGCAGAACAAGCCCTACTGGCATAAGGTTGCAACAGCTGTGATCGGGTTTGTGCTGGCGATGATCGGATGGTGGTTGATATTTGGGTATTAAAAATGAGTGCTGTCACAGGGCGGCAACCCTCGAGCACTCAAGAAATTAAATCAGTTAAAGTATAGAGAAAATTCGAGGAAAAGTCAAATGATTACAAAAACAATACTTAGCAACCATGAAGAATGGCTTAAAAACAGAAAAAATGGAATCGGCGGTTCTGAAATCGCCGCTGTAATCGGGAAGAATCCGTACATGACAAATGTGGAGTTGTGGGAGTTGAAAACTGGAAGAAAGGAAGCAAAAGACATTTCAAATCTTCCTTATATTAAATATGGTACACAGGCAGAGCCATTATTAAGAGAACTCTTCCGGCTGGACTTTCCAGAATACCAAGTGAGATATGAGGAAAACAACAGTTTTCGAAATGATAAATATCCCTGGGCGCAGGCTTCAGTAGATGGTTGGCTTTTTGATGGAGATGGGAGACTCGGAATCTGGGAATGTAAGACAACGAACATTTTAAACGGAAATATGAGAAAGAGATGGGACCACCAGATCCCGGATCATTATTATTGCCAGTGCTTGCTGTATATGGCAGTTCTTGAGGCTGATTTTTGTGAGTTAAAAGCGCAGCTAAAAAGTGAATATGCTGGTGAGGTATTCGTTCAAACAAAACATTACCATTTTGAACGGAAAGATGTGAAAGAAGACATGGAATACCTGATGAAAGAAGGAAAACGATTCTGGGGATACGTGGAGCGAGATGAATGCCCGCCGCTTATCCTTCCGGATGTAATAAGAAGATAAAGGAGAGAAAAACATGGAATTAAGAGTCAATGAAGTGAAAATGCCGGAGAAAATTACATTTAATTATGAAGAATTAAGGTCAGAAATACAGAAAATAGTAGAAGACCACAGTAATTTAGTGTACACCGGAGAGCAAATTAAGGATGCTAAATCAGATAAAGCAAGCTTAAATAAGCTGAAAAAAGCCTTAAATGACGAAAGAATAAGACTGGAAAAGGCTTATTTAGAGCCATTTAACGAATTTAAGACTCAAATTAACGCCTTAATTAAGCTTATTAACGATCCTATTAACCTTATTGATAAGCAAATTAAGGAATTTGAAGAGTACGAGAAGCAGGAAAAACGGAAGCAAATCGAGGAACTCTGGAACAGTAAATCAACACCGTTCGAAATTTCTTTGGAATGTATTTTTGACAGTAGATGGTTAAATAAGACAACATCCATGAGGTCCATCGAAGATGTTATGAATGCATTTATCACAAGCGTGGAGAAAGATGTGGATACGCTTTCGAGATTGCCGGAATTTGGCTTTGAAGCATTAGAAGTCTATAAATCCACTCTGGATATCAACAGGGCGTTAAGTGAAGGGCAGCGACTTGCAGAAATCCAGAAGAAAAAAGCAGAACATGAAGCAGAGCAGGCAAGATTGAAAGCGGAGAAGGAAGCGAAAAAGGCAGCAGAGTTCCAGAAGAAAGAAGAGGATCTTCCTGGACAGATTGGATTTACAGACGCAAAATCTTTTGAAGAATGCATGAATCCACCGGAAACAGAGATGGCAAAGTGCGTGACAGGGATTGAAAAGGAAGTATTTGAGGAGTGCGTAGCTAGGGAGCGCCAGTGGGTATCATTTCAGGCAAATTTAACAACAGAGGACGCTTTGGCATTAAAAGCATTTTTCAATAGCAGAAACATTGAATTCAAAGCAATTTAAGAAAGAGAGGAAAAGAAAATGGCAGTAGGAAATAGTTTAACAGCAAGAAAAAACACAGGAATCTCAGCATATTTGACACAGGAAGCAGTTAAAAACCAGATTAACAATGTGATTGGCGGGAAGAACGGTCAGAGATTTATTTCCGCAATTGTATCGGCTGTAAATAACAATGCAGCATTACAGGAATGCACAAATCAATCGATCCTTTCCGGTGCGCTGCTGGGTGAGTCGCTGAACCTTTCACCGTCTCCGCAGTTGGGACAGTATTACCTTGTGCCGTTTAATGACAGAAACAAAGGTAAGGTGGCGCAGTTTCAGCTTGGATATAAAGGGTATATCCAGCTCGCAATTCGTTCCGGGCAGTACAAAAAACTGAACGTACTGGCGATTAAAGAGGGCGAGCTTGTCAGGTTTGATCCTCTGAACGAAGAGATTGAGGTACATCTGATCGAGGATGAAGAAGCGAGGGAACAGGCTGAAACAATCGGATATTATGCAATGTTTGAGTATACGAATGGGTTTAAAAAGGCGATCTATTGGAGCAAAAAGAAAATGGAAGCTCATGCATTAAAGTATTCCAAAGGATATCAGGCGAAAAAGGGATACACGTTCTGGGAAAAGGATTTTGACGGAATGGCATATAAAACTATGCTGCGTCAGCTGATCTCTAAATGGGGAATCATGTCTATCGATATGATGTCGGCAATGGATGCAGATATGGCAGTGATAAACGATGACGGAACAAAAACATACGTCGATAACGATAGCGATGCGGAGATTATTGACATGGAACAGTCGCAGGAAGAAAAAACTGAATCTTCCGAAATAGGACAGAGCGCAGCAGCGGCATTGTTTGGAAATTAAGAGGTGAATTGATATGAATAAAATTATTTTATGCGGACGACTGACGGCAGATATAGAAATGAGATACACAAATGACGGGAAAGCAGTAGCAAGTTTTAATTTTGCCGTAAACCGCAGATTTAAGAGGGACGGAGATACAAGCGCCGACTTTTTTCGGTGCGTAGCATTCGGAAAGATTGCGGAAACATTCGAAAAGTGCAATGTTGGAAAGGGAACGAAACTCTTAATTGATGGAGAAATGAGGAACAACAACTATGAAAAAGACGGTGTGAAGTATTATGGAATGCAGATGATCGTCAGTGGATTTGAGTTTTGCGAAAGCAATGGAAGCAGCGGACAGTCTGCTCCGCAATATGGACAGCCGGACCACGATGGATTCCAAAACGTCCCTGATGGAGTTGATGAAGAACTTCCGTTCATGTAGGGCGATCACATGAAGAAAACAAGAGAATGCATACATTGCGAGAGATTTTGGGAGTGCAAAGGCAAGGAAAAGGATGAACCTTGCCTGCACTACAAAGAAAGGAAATGGAATGGCAGTAAATAGTAAAAAGAAAGGCGCAAGATTTGAACGGGAATTAGCTGGTATCTTCCGCGATTATGGATATAAAGAAGCGCGCAGAACAGCGCAATACTGCGGAAATACAGGCGATGCTTCAGACGTGGTTGGTCTTCCTTTAATTCATGTGGAAGCGAAACATCAAGAGCAGATGCGACTTTATGACTGGATGGATCAAGCAAAGAGAGATGCCGCAGCGAATAAAGCGGGAAATCTTCCTGCTGTATTCCATAAGAAAAACAATCATAAAATCCTTGTTACGATGGAGCTGGATGATTGGATGCAAATATACCGCGAATACCAATCTGGAATGCAGATAGATACAGAAAGGCTGTGATTTAATGTCAAAACGATACTACTGGCTTAAGCTACAGAAAGATTTTTTTACACAGCCCAAAATTAAAAAGTTACGGAAAATTGCTGGCGGCGATACTTATACCATTATCTATTTAAAAATGCAACTGCTGAGTTTAAGCAATGGTGGAAAGCTGTTTTTTGATGGAATTGAAGAGAGTTTTTCAGAAGAAATTGCTCTGACAATAGATGAGGATCCAGACAATGTAAAAGTAACTGTACAATACCTGCTATCTCAAGGGCTTATTGAGCCCTGTTCCGAAACAGAATTTTTAATGACGGAAACGCAGTCTTTAATCTGCTCGGAATCGGAATCAGCGGAGCGTGTCAGGGCATCAAGAAAAAATAAGGCGTTACAATGTAACACGAATGTAACGGAGTGTAACAACAATGTGCAGAAGTGTAACACAGAGATAGAGTTAGAGAATAGAGATAGAGTAAGAGGTAGAGTAAGAGATAAGACTGATAGCAAAATAAGCTATCAGCTGATCGCCGACACATTTAATGATATTTGTAAGAGTTTCGATAGAGTTGAGCGGATTTCCGATAGTAGGAAGGAAGACATTGATGCAGCCTGTAAGAAATTTAGCTTTAGCCAGATCAGAACCGCATTTATAAAAGCGGAGAACAGCAAATTCCTGAAAGGCGAAGAATGCAAAGGGGATTACAAATTCAAGGCGAATTTTAACTGGATTATCAAAGAAGAGAATTTAAAAAAGATTCTAGGAGGAAATTTTGATAATGAGCCGGGAAGAGCAGAGAAGCAATCAAAACCGCCAGTAAGCAGAAACCTAAACAACTTTGAGCGCAGAGGATACGACATGGACTCTCTGGAAGAGCAGTTATTGAAGTCAAATTAAGGAGAAACTATGGAACCGAAGAAAGTAACGATAAATTACGCTCTACTCTGTAAGGAACTAGAAAAGCAGGGCAAGACGAAAGAGAAATTCTCGGCAGAACTCGGGAGAAGCAAGTCTTTTGTCTGCAATATGGCGAAGAACCCTGAACAGACAGAAGATTTTGAAAGAACCATGTGTTTACTTCTCGGGCTTGAACCGGGAAGTCTGGTAAAAGAGCCGGAAAAGAAAGGTATGACCGCAGCACAGGCGCTTA